TTCATCAGAACGTGCCGCCATTGATATTGCCGGCCTGGGCAACGCCCAAGGCAGCCCAAGCCGCCGCCTGATCCACCGCAGTAAATAGAGCAATCCCAGTCGAAGTGCCGCCCAAGTTAGTCCGCGCGCCACTTGCCGTGGTGGCATTCGTTCCGCCTTGGGCAATTGTAATAGGGAAAGACACGCCGGCAGTGTCGGCCTCAAGAACGTCAGTTCCATCGCAATAGAGGATAGAGCGAGAGCCCTGGGCAATGTTGACGCTAGAGCCGCCGCCAGATGGCGCAATCGTCAACGTAAACGCGCCAGTCGTCTGGTTATCGACCCAATACTGCTGAATGGTCGCCGGAACGACGACAATCCGATTGCCAGTCAACACGCCAGCAAATCGGTACGCAATACGATTGAGCTCAGACCCTGTCAGCGTGTAGGTGCCAGTTCCGGCAACACTAATGACAGTATAGTCAAACGCGAAAGTCGCAGATTGCCCAAATCCAATGGTGTGGAAGTTGGTGCCATCCGAAACAATGATGGCCGACTCATCCGGCTGGAAACTGAGCGTCGCAGACCCATCAATCGTGACAATACCCGGCGGCGTCGCCACAATGGCGCCAGTGCCTGAATTGCGCAGGTAGAGGAACCAATTATTGCCCACCACTGCAGGATCCGGCAGCGTAAACACCCCAGCCGCGCCAGTCCAATTGTACATGAGGGCGCGGTCAGCAGTTCCAGACGTGTAGTTGCTGTTGAACGTCGTGACCGGGACAGACTGGCTGAGAAGAGTGCCAACCGCGACAATCCCATTGCCGGCTAAGGCAGAGGCATTCGCGACACTCGCCGCCGCGCCATACTGCAAGGACCGCCAAGTGCCGGCCGCCGTCGTGTTGCTGGCAACATAAACCTGCCACAACTCGCCGCCCGCAATCGTGACAACTTGCGTGCCGACGGCATTCTTGACAGTGAACGTGCTCCCGCCGCGGTTATTGAAGAGGATCGTATTGCCAGTGCCAGTCTTGTTGGCATCCGGCAGGATGATGCTCAGGCCGGAAGATGCCGGCGTGACATCAATAATCCTGGTCGCCAGATTGGTATTGGTGGAAGTCTCTTCCGGCCAGCTGAGCGTCACATCAGCAGAAAGCGCGATTGAGCTGTAGCTGATTTCACTCGGGTAGATATTAGCGCCGCCAAAAACGTCGGTGTAGATAGTCATCAGGCTTCACTCCTGTTGGCGCTGCGATCCATGATGCGCTTCAGATCCTCGCCGCTAATGGCCTGAGCCGCCCTGTCATACAAAGCCTGCCAAGTCTGCATGCGCTCGTCGCTCTTCAAGAATGGCGTCGCCTCCAACAGCGCCGCATAGAGCAACAAATCAGGCGCATATTCCGTCAGCCAATTCGTCTGCAACTCTTCACCCAACAGCGCAGGCTGCTCGTAATATAAAATCTCCAGAGTGCTGTCCGCGTCAGGCGTCGGCGCAATCAGCCAGTGCTGGAAGTCATAGTCGGCATAAAACTGCGGGGTGCCAGTTTGGGCCTCATTCGGCCAATAGTTGCGGCAATACTCGTAAGACCGGGCAAAAATTGGCGCACCATTAAGCGTCATGCTGACAGTGTCGCGCCACCGATCTGGCTTCAAGTAGACCGCAACGCCAATCTGAAGCGGCGTCTGCACGGCACGAATAAAGCCCTCAATCTTCAGCTCGCGCGCAATCCGGCGCTCGCCCAATGTGATAAGGCGAGGCAACTGGTCGTAGACAATCTGGTCGCTTTCCTGCGTAAAGCCACGCTCAAGATAACGTCGCAGATCGACCAGCAAACTGTCGTAGGTCATTACATACGCCATGCTGACTCCGCCGGATTTACTCTCCGCAGCTGCTTCAGCTTGCGCCGTTTTTCAAATATAGCCCCTGCCTCATAGCTAAGGCAAGGCAATTTACTGCCGAGAATATTCAGGCCCCCGCAGACAATTTGAGGGCCTCTTCCCGCACTTCAGCAACGCGCCGGGTCCAACCCCGGCCGAAAGTAGCGAAGGTGTCCAGGCTCTCCAAGTAATGCTGGCGAAACGCCTGGAAGGCCTCAATTGCGCTTTTATGGCCAAGGATCCCAACCCAGGCCTTTATCTGCTTCAGGCTGTTGGGCCCAATCGCGCCATCCGTAACCGCCCCACAAAGGCTCTGGAGGGCCTTGGCAGCCCGGCCTGGGCCGCTGTTCACCGCAAAGTCAAAAGCGCATGCCGCAAGCCCAGGCGAGATCTCGGCAAGCTCATCGCCCCGGATCTTGGCCCAATATCCCTTGCGGTAGATGGCCTCCAAGTGGTCATCTGGGATGTTGCGCAATTCATCTTTGCTTGCCGGCCGCCCGAGCCAGTCGGAATACGTCTGGAGCGTCACGCCCTTCATAGTCGCGCCGCCGGGATCATCCTTGTGGTCGCTCCAAAGCCCCTCGTGCTTCAGAACAGACTTGAGAACCTTGGGAAACAATTCGCTCATCTGCGAGCCATCCTATTCATCGCGTCTGTTTTCTCTTTACTGCCGGCGGAGGAGCCAAAATAGTATGCCATAATGCCACCCCAGGCCGTCCCCAAAGTGCCAAGCATCACCAACATGGCCTCAGACCCGCCGTGCGTTGGAAGGCCATTGATCAACATATAAAACAGCACCCCAAAATAGCCACCCGTAACCAACCCGGCTAGGACACGCGGGGTCCAGTCCTTGGCGGCCACTTCCCGGTTCCGTGCGCTGTCGCGGTCAGCATTAGCAATCCGCTCCAGGTCAATATCCAATTCGCGCATCTTCACGGCAAAATCTTGCTCGGCCTGCTTGAGGGCCAGCAGCTGATCTGGGGTGGCCTTGGCCGCAGCCTCGGCAAGCTCCTGCTCAGTGCCGTCTGGCTTGCCCAGCAGGGCCTCGGAAATCGCCCTGGTGGCCATGCCGGCCAAAGGCCCCCCAACGGCGCTGGCGATGCTGGGCGCAACCGTGCGCACGAGGTTGAGAAGGTTGTCCATGTCACTTCTCCAACATAAAGGTCAGGTTCTGATGCCGAGGGTAGGTGACAGTGCGCTCACCCTCCGGGCATTTGTATTTGATGGTGGCCAAGAGCGTCGCCCGGCCTGGGGCGATAGTCTCCTTGTCTGAGATGTTCAGCAGGTAGGTGAACGTGTCTATCTCTGGGCCTGCGGGGCCGGTAAACCGCGTCATGCTCGGCGCGGCTTGGTGGATTACGCCAGCGCCGTCGCGAATGGTCACCTCAAAGTTTTCCACAGAACAGTCGTCGCGCTTTTTGATCCGCGCCACTGTTACCGTAACGGGATGCCCAATTTTTGCCGGTTCAATCCTAAAATGCTCTGGCGCCCAGGCAATGATTTCATTCTTGAACCACCCAAACTTCTCTCCAGCCGTGTAGCCTCCCACGGCCAGCGCAAAACTAGCCGTGAGGAATTGAACGACAGGAGTAAGTTTGGGCAACTCCATTGGGCACTACCAATGCTGACGCATCAGATCACCGTTGGGCCTTCTGATGGTGCGGCAGAGAGAGCAGAGGCTGCTGTAGCCGCAGCTTGCGCTTCTTGCGCTTCTTGCTCTGCAACAGTCCAGGCATCAATTGCCCATTGGTATGGAGATGGTTCGGTTATTTCTTGATTGCGAACAATCCGACCACGTTCATCAGACCATTCTTCTTCACCCCAAGCGCCATACCACTGAACCGCATGGAGGCCAGACGGGGCAGAAGAAACATTAATTTGATGGCCGACATCATCGATAGCCATTGTCCCATCTGGGACGATCAGCGTGAATCGCATCATATGCCTCCAATCAATTTTGGGGTGGTTGTAGCGGCAGCAAGCAAAACTTGCTGGCTCACCTCATTGGCCTTGACCATTTCGTTGCGAAAACTCTCAACAGCCGCGCCTGTTTGCCGTTGCTGCTGGCTGTTTTCAATAAGCAGCATTGGAAGCCAAGCTATAGCACACGCCCACTCATCAACTTCTGCGCCAGTATTTGGATTGTGACCGCGAACTTGCGTAAACCAAGCGCAATCAGTTTGCCGACAAGGCTGGAAACTATTTAACGGACAATTTGATTTAACTTCAATTTTCATGGCGTTAATCCTTGGTCGCAATAATTACATCAACGTATTGCACAGCCAAGTTAATTGCGGTGCCTGTAAATGAGTGATTGTGTGAACCACCACCACCAGTAGCACCTGATGTTCTACTACCAAAAGAATCTCCACCTCCATCATAAACACTTCCACCAGTTACAGGCCCGTCATAAGTATGCGTATGACTTGGGATTTGAGCAGTTGATAGCGTTGTGTTTCCAACCGTACCAGCGGGTGTTTGTGAGGCAAATGCAGTAGTAAAGGCAACACTACCACCACTGCTCGCGGCACCACTCACAACACGCAGGGCCTTATTGTCGTGCGTCGTGCTTTTAGTCCAACCAGTAGGCGCTGCGGTCTGCACAAACATCATAGCAGTGCCAGCCGCGAAGCCGCCGCCCGCAGTCTGCCAAGAAGGAGCAGCAGCAGAACCATTGGAAGTCAATACCTGACCCGAGGTGCCGTAGTTTGCGCCGCCAATACCAAGTTGCCCGGATGAGCCAATTTGAAAGCGTTCCGTATTATTGGTTCCAAGTTTTAGCGGAATTGCCGTAACGCTGCTAATCGTCATATCAGATGAAGAGGCATACGCAGTTCCATAAAGTACTCCAGCGACTGAAAAACGAATATCAGCCGCGCCAGAACCTTTATTTAAGTGAAGCAAAGAAAGTGGCGAACTCGTCCCAATCCCCACGTTGCCGCTGCTGTCAATGCGCATACGCTCGGTGTTTGTGGTCAGGAAAACCAAAGGTATAGCTTGCTGACTTCCAATCGCAGCAGTTGTAACGGTTGCAGAAGCATAGGTTAGATAAGCAGAGCCAGAACTAAATGTGTTGAACGTCCATCCATCATTCCCAACACCAATGAACGCCTGCTGCGCCCCTGAAGTGCCAATAACAGCAAACTTTCCGTAGCTACTGGGCGAACTCGTCCCAATCCCCACATTGCCGCTGCTGTCGATGCGCATACGCTCGGTGTTGTTGGTTAAGAACGCAAGCGGGTTGGATTGGAAATTACCAAAGTTGGTGACAGACCCCGTG